TAATACCCATATGATAACCACTAAACCCTGGTACAAATCACGCACATTAGCGTATTCCGCAACACTAGCAACACTCGTCATAACATTCATAACATCCGATGCATTCCGCAATTACATCTTAACCCTGCCACTCGAATACCAATCTATCATTCTGGCATCAATCCCGCTTATCACAGCCATATTACGCTTCAAGACTGACACTGGCCTTACCAAATAACCAATGCTCTATGGACACGGCAATACTCACAGCCATAACCGCAATACTCACGGCCATAATTGCTGCCATCCCTGCTTATCGTGCTGGCATATCCAAAAACAAATCCATCGAAACCGAAACCGCCAAAACGTTACACGAAATCACCGAAAAGCACCTAGACCGCCTGCAATCCCAATTATCCCAATGCGCTACCGAGCGTGACTCCCTATCCCGCTTATCCCGCAAATGGCGCATTGCATTTTCCATAACCCGTGCTGAAATGCGTAATGCTAAAGTAAATTCCCGTGTCTCATACGCCTTAATCGACAACCCAGACACCACCATAGCCAAGCTCCAAGACATCAGAGATGAAATATCTACAACGTATGGCAAGTAACATCATAGATTACATATTGGCCCGTGATCTTAAGCGCAATCGCCAAGCTGCTGTCACGCAGCACGCTAAGATCATTGCAGAATCAAAGTCAGCTTACCAAGTATTATATTTACTGGAATCTCTGGAATGACCTATTTAGCAGCCGCCCGCGTTATATGGAGTATAGTTATAGTTTGGCTACTATGGCCCGAAATTGTGGACTATCTAGCGATTTCATCTGACAACAAACTAGCCAACCGTTTGCTACTAGAACACATCGGCAAAGCTGGTTACGCCATTATCGCTAGTTGCACATACTTTTACACCACATACCGCAATACATTTCTAATTGGCCCAATTGATGCAGGATGGCTGTATATATCTGCCGAACTGCTATTATTCACGCCTATTGCATTGCGGAGACTGTCTTGATACGTTACATAAAATCACTATACCAACGTTTCCGCAACTGGCTAGAACTTGACGCAGAAATTGAATCAGATATTGATATTATGACCGCACTCCGCAACATTAAGGACAATTCCTAATGACTGCCGCAATTGTTGGTACAGCCGTTGAAACAGATGACGGCGCGGGTGATGTTGTGGCCAGTATAGCTACTACGCGGTATTTCAGGCGATGCGGGGCAGTGCCAAGCCACAGCCGCCAGTCACACCGCCAACGCAGCCGCCGACTACACCAGATCAGCCGATCACGTGGCACGATTTCAGCGGCCAAATAGCGATTGATGGCGATGAGGCTACATTACGCTTCAATTGGCGAGACATTGAGGCTAAACGCGAGGTTAACGCAATGAGTTTTATCCGATGAAATACCGAGATCGCCTGACGCTGACCCATACGCGCACTTGAACGGACACACCGCGCTATCTCACGTGTACCTCGGTCATGAGGTACTAGAGGAAATGACACAGACAGAACGATACGATACCTATGTTTTGCTTCGTGAGCATTTCCCTGATACTCCGATTCGCACATATTACGGCCCGTTAAAGGCGATTACTAGACCAGACTATCGTTGCAATGGCATTCACCCTAACGGCGAGCGGTATCACGATTATATTATTGCCCACGAAACGCCAAAAGACGATGGTAAGGGTTTAATTGTCCATAGCTATATAGGCCAGTCAGAGTCTTTTGAATCATTTGCGGGGCGTTGGCCTAAAACCCTTGTTAATAATTTTTTGGCGATCAAGCACCGTTTTGGAATGACCTCGCCTTGGAATCATCAGCATGCTGTACACATTAACGTGTTGGATGACTATATCGACACTAATGTAATGGTGGCTGAAATGATTGGATTAAGCCAAGTCGGAGCAGGTTGGATTTACCTTCGATCTGTCAAGGCTGTCGATCCAGGCGAAAAGGCAAAGACAACACAAACGATCATTGATGCGATTGGGGAATTTAACGCAATATGACAGTGCTAGACCGAATACTCGCAACACAATCGGGAAACCTCATTGCCGTGTGGCCGTTGAATGATGCATCTGGATCGACAGCAGACAATGCCGAGGGAACTGCTACTAAAGACGCCGATTACGAAGGGGGGTACACGCTGGATAACCGCCTTGGGCCATTTGGAGAGGATAATTTTGTCACAATGAACGGGGTTAGTGGCACAGCATTGGACATTGTTGATCCTAGCGGGAGTACGTTTGCAGGTGATTTTAAGCTGGAAGCTGGAACTTTTTTGATGTGGTTTTATCCAGAGGATGTTTTGGATTTAGCAGATGCTACGCTTTACACGTTATTGCATGTGCGTGTGGACTCCAATAACGAAATACGTATTAATAAATCAAACTCTGGCGATGATATGGATTTTATTTATGAGGCCAATGGCACGCAATCATCTATTACGATCACCGATATAGACAGCGAAGGGCAGGTTTGGATATTCGCAGCAATGACTTGGGAGGATTCGGTTAATGGCGATGAGCATAACGTATATTTCAAAAAAGGCGATGCTTCTCTGGAAACTGACTCAGCCACAGCGATGGGTGCCGCAGACACCAGCAACCCCTTTCAAGGACGCATATTTTCGGAGCGGCGTGCGTCAAATAACAACTTCAACGTATCTGGTGCGTATGCGGCGTTTTGGGATATTGCATTAAGCCAAACCGAGATTGAGTATATTATTACAATGGGAATCAGCGCCAACCTTGTCGGTTCACGCTCTCGTCTCGCTGGAGGCGGCGGGGGCTTAGTAGGATAAAATTATGTACTTAGGCGATTTAGCAGAAGATCAATTTTTATATTTCACATTCACCACACGCAACAGCAGTGGCGTACCAACAACGCTATCTGGTACACCTGTCCTATCTGTTTATAAGGATAACAATACAACGCAATCCACGGCTGGTATTACTTTAACCGCTGATTTTGACAGCGTAACAGGTCTTAATCATGTGGCTATTGATCTGTCAGCTGATGCGTTTTATGAGACTGGTGCGGATTACTCAGTGGTAATCACAACTGGCACGGTAGATAGTGCCAGCGTGGTTGGCGAGACGGTGGCTACGTTTAGTATCGAGAACCGGTTTGAAGAAGTTACATTATCAGCCAAAACACACACAGGCGCAACCGTACCAACCGTAACAGATGTTACCAATCAGGTGGAAGCAGATGTAACCGCTGTTAGTGGCGATAGCACAGCCGCCGATAATCTGGAACTAGACTACGATGGCACTGGTTACGATAAGTCGAATTCAACTATTGGTACAACCACTAACAACACCGATATGCGCGGAACTGATGGTGCAGCACTTGCCGCGAACTATAATGCAACTCGTGCTGGCTATCTCGATAATCTCGATGGTCACACCGCACAGACAGGCGATACCTATGCACTGGCCAGCGGGGCAACTGGCTTTACGGCGATTGATACGGTAGTTGACGCAATCAAAGCCGTTACCGATAACTTGCCCAACTCCGGTGCATTAACATCCATATCAACCGACATAACATCAATCCTGGCCGATACCAACGAACTGCAATCAGATGACATACCATCTCTCATATCAGCCCTAAACGACATAACAGTATCCGATATCCTAACCGCATCATTAACCGTAGCAATAGCGGCCGATGGGGCAACCCCAACATTGCAACAAGCCATAGTTGAACTACTCCAATTCTTGACAGACTTCACCATTTCTGGCACAACATACACCAGTAAAGCCCGCGATGGCTCTACAACGCTCGGCACATACACCCTAGATGACGCTACAACCCCAACAGGCATTACGCGAGGCTAACCTATGGCAATTCGAGACGTTGTAACCCGTGGCTACGTATATGGCAACGCAGTTTCAACCCGTGGTTACTCCATTAGCGCAGCAATCACCACAACTGCAACCCGCCTATTCACACTACCCGCAATGACTGTATCCCATACTGCCAAACGCATCCTGTCAACATCCAATATCAAGGCTTCATAAATGGCTATTGACATAACTGATTCCCTGCTAACCGTAGCAGAACCCAATACCGGATACCCCGATGTATTTGCCGGAGAAACCCACATATGGAGTGTAGACGTATCTAACATCGTATCAGCACCAGATTCCTTGGACTCTGTATCAATAGTCCTGTCCACAGACCTCGACTCTGACCTGTCTGGCTGGTCTATCGGCGCAAGTGGCAGTATATCCGCCGACACAATAACACTCCACTCCTTCACCGTCCCCGCTGCCGTATCCGACATAGACCATTATGTAAAGTTTCAATTCACCAAAGATTCATCAACATTCATCCGCTTCATTCCGTTTCGGGCATATGTGTAGCCACAAAGTACACAATATAAAAAATGCAATATAAAGCCCACCATTTTATAACTGCAATACCTGGTTCGCGCGGCAATATAACCAAGATCGCTGATAAAGTCGGCTGCACTCGCAAAACGGTATACAAGGCCATTGATTCTTACCCCACCGTTGCCGAAGCCATCCAATCCGAACGTGATTCATTCAAAGATTTAATGGAAACTACCATCGAAGATCAATGCCTATCTGGCAATACCACAATGCTGATCTTCTACGCTAAAACCCAAATGCGAGATAGGGGCTATGGTCAGGAAGATACCAAAGGATTAGATAATACGCCCCAAATTACTGAAACCGTCCACAGTGTACCGGACGCCAAATAATGTACGATGTATGCGGCAATCGGGTCATCGTCAATCATCACCCTGGCCAGTGGCAGGCGTGGCAATCCCCTGCTCAAAACGTAGCCATCATATCAGGCACACAAGGCGGCAAAACCATATTTGGCCCCCACTGGCTGCGACGCGAAATCCAGCAATCCGGCCCCGGCGATTACTTGGTAGCAACCCCCACATTCCCCTTACTCAACCTAAAACTCCTACCTGAATTCCGCAAGCTATTCGAGGATGTCTACCAACTAGGCAAATACGTCGGTTCTCCCTCGCGTCAATTCCGCATATCCCCATTCGGCCAACGCAGGTTATTCGGCAATTCCGGCACAAATTACACCACCAACATATTCTTTGGTCACGCCAATGACCCTGAATCCCTCGAATCCGCAACGGCCAAAGCCGCTTGGTTAGATGAGGCTGGCCAAAAGAAATTCAAATCAGCATCGTACGAAGCCATCCAACGTCGCCTGGCCATCCACCAAGGCCGTACCCTGCTCACCACGACCCCCTATTCCCTCAACTGGCTATACTCCCGCATCTATCAACGTCGCTCCGAACCTCACATAGATGTAATCAACTTCGCCTCTACGATGAACCCAACATTCCCCTTAGCCGAATACGAACGGGCTAGATCAGAGCTGCCAGACTGGAAATTCCGCATGTTTTACAATGGGGAATTCACACGTCCAGCGGGGGCTATATTTAACTGCTTTGATGAAACACATAACACTTGCAACCGCTTCCCCATCCCCCCATCGTGGCCCATTTACATCGGCGTGGATTTCGGCGCAACCAATACCGCAGCCGTCTACATTGCGGAAGATACCACTAACTCCAAATTCTACCTATTCCGTACCTACCACGGCGGCAATGCCTCATTCCAATCTCACGCTACCCGTATAAAATCCACGTACAACCCTATCACCTACGGCGGTGCACCATCTGAAACCCAGGAACGTAGAGAATACCGCAAATACGGCCTCCATATCCGCAATCCCAAACTATCCTCAGTCGAAATCGGCATTGACCGCATATACGCAGCACTCAAAACAGGCAAACTCATCATTTTCAATGACCTATCCAATAACGCCCAAGACATTGAGTCTATGGACATAATCAATCAAATTATGGTATACTCTCGTAAGCTGAATGATGAGGACAAGCCGACAATGGATATAGAAGATAAAAACCGCTTCCATCTGGTCGATGCCTTGCGCTATATATGTGGTTACTTATTCCGACACATTAAACCACCAAGTGATGACACCCACATAGACCTAAACTTATGAGTATATTTAGTCTCCCAGAATTTGCACCATATCAGCGGCAATGGAATGCCAGACAGGAAATATTACATCTTCGCGAGTCATATTATTCCGGCGATGTATTCCAACCTGCCCAACTCCGTCAACAAATCGGCAATGCCCTATTCCCCAGACTTTACAAAAACATCAAGCCCCTATTTCTCCCCATATCCCGTGCCGTTGACGTTGATGTAGGATTAGTGCCTGGGGAGTGGCGGCTAGTTGAAGACATTATCCCAACGCATCAAGACGCTGTAAACCAGATATTTACCTGGTCACATTGGCAGACCGATGGGGTGCTGTATGTCAGCAACGGCAGCAAATACGGCTTATCCGGCCTCAAAATGATATTTGATAGTGATACCAGAGAAGTGGCCCTACGTCCAATATCCCCAACCCGCTTCATCATCCCTAATCCTAATCTTGCCATCCAGATTGAAATGTTCGCCGACGGTGATACTGATTTTGAATACGCCGAAGTTATAACCCCTGACGCTATCCGTACATACAAAGATGGTCAATTATTCGATTACGGGATGGGTCATACCCGCATTAACCCCGTGGGCTTTATTCCCTTCATCGAAACCCAACACATCCGTGAAAACAACCCGCACGGTACACCGACATTCGAGAAAGTCATACCAATACTAGAACAAGTCAACACGGCGGCTTCTCACTTAGCAGACATAATCCGGCGGCACGGAGAACCACAATGGGCTGGCTTTGGCGTATCAGATGACAGAGATATGTATAAATCTGGTGAGTCGTTCTGGTTCATACCAGATAGTGATTCCAGAGTAGAGGCACTAGTACCGCAAGTTGATATAGGCGGTATGATGCAGTTCATCGAAGCCATAGACCGTGAAGTCAAGGCTGGATTACCGGAACTCGCATTTGATGAATTAAAACAAGGCCAAATTGCCACCCAAACCATTGAATTGCAATTAGCCGAATTAGTCATAAAAATTAACCGCATACGCCCCAATTACGACAATGGCCTCAGAACTGGAATGCGTATGTGTGGCCTGGCATTGGGCCAACTTGGTCGATCTGATCTAGCCAACGTATTACTAGATGACGCATTGCACTTCGACTCACATAGACCGGTTCTGCCAGTGGATGAAAAGGCCAGACTTGAAACTGAAATGCTGAGACTGCAACTGGAACAAATGGAAGGAACTAGAATTAACGAGGGAGTTATCGCATAGTGGATATATATAAAACCCTATTGCGGTTACTGGCGCAGGTTGAGAAATCGTTACAGGAAGCATTATCTCGATTGCTCGAAGCCGTCCGCACATCCCTACTCGAAATGTCTACCATCGTATCACGCGAAGCATTATTCAGCATCGGCACACAAGCCATTAACGATATGATGCTGCAAGCCAAAATAACCATATCACAACATATTGACGCGATACTTAGTGCTGCTAATGAAATTCTATCCTTGCAATCTGTAGATACCATCACCCGCTTATCTATCAATGACGCCATCAACGCCTTCATCGAATCCGCATCGGCTTACATCCCAATACTCCTAACCAATTTCCAACAAACCGTACAGAACGAAGCCATCGACCTAACCCGCAACGTATTTAGTAAGCGCATAACGCAAGACGATGCCAGCGTATTCCGCAAAGGCGGCAATGGATTAGCGTTATCGACATCCATCGCAATATTCACTTTAGCCAATCGTAGCATCCTGACTGGCTACAAAGCTGATTCCCCCAATAACCGCAAAATGGCCATAGCCGTAACTGATGACCATACCACAGATACCTGTAAACGAGTTAATGGACAAGTTGTGCGTGTCGATAAGCCATTTAAGCTATCAGGACGCCCCAGGTTCGCAAGGTTAATGGACTATCCTCCGTTTCATTACAACTGTCGTACCAGCATGGTGTTAATCCGTGATAAGCAAGATGAAGCTAGATTATTGGAGCAAATATAATGCCTGATGAAAAAGATAACACCCTAGAAGATGAAACCAAACCCACCAACTCAGACTTCCCCACAACCTGGGATGAAGTATTTGAACATCCCCGTTTCAAGCAACTCTACGCCCAAAATGCTGAATTGAAATCCAAATTGGCTGACCTGGAATCGCAACGTAAGGCAGAGGACACCAAGCGCCTCGAAGAACAAGAGCAATGGAAGGAATTAGCCGAACAATCCAAACAGGAACTAGCCGACCTTCAAGCTAAGGTTGCTGCATCTGAGCTATCAGCCCTACGCCTCAAAATCGGCACTGAACTCGGCCTTCCTGTAGACTTATCCAACCGATTATCCGGCGATGATGAGGAATCCATTAGAAAAGATGCTGAAACTATGGTACAATATTCTAAACCCGTTGCGCCCCAAGGCACCATCACAGAAGGCGGCAAGGGTACACCGCCAACGCCCAAAGGATTATCTGACATGAGTGTTGAAGAGATTGTGGGTATGAGTGCTGACAAGAAAAAGGCGCTGATCGAGAATTCTACATTAGTACAATCACAATAAAACACATCGGTATCAACAAGCCGTTAATTGTTGCAGACTCCACAAGTCTATAACTAAGTGCAATAACGATATACAACTTAGATATAACTTATGGAGTCTTTATAATGGCTAATATTACTCAAACTTTAGTGGATGACAGTATTCCTGTTATGGTTGCTGCGACTGCTCTCCAGTACCTCAAGGGCAACACGGTTATGATGAACCTTGTTGCCCGTGATTGGGATAGCGAAGTCGCAGAGGCCGGTCAATCTGTTAAAATCCCGTTCACTGGTGCATTGAGCGTTAATGCCAAAGCTGCCGATACCGACATTACCCTCCAAACCCCTGCCGATACTGCCGTAACAGTCACATTAGATCAACATAATGAGGTATCTTTTGTCATCGAGGACATTGCCGAAGCATTCAGCCGCCCTGACTACATGGAAGCATATACTAACGACGCGATGGCTGTAATTGCAGAAGAAATCGACACCGACCTATTAGCACTGTATTCTGGCTTCTCTCAAACCATCGACGCGACGGCTGGCCTGGCAGAGGATGACTTACGTGAAGCGGCTAGGCAACTGGACGCTGCCAAAGTGCCGCAATCAGGCCGCAACTTAGTTCTACACGAAGACGCAGCTTATGAAGCGCGTGGCATTGAGCGAATTATCAACCGTGATTATGCGGAAGCCGTGGGGCGGCTCAATGCAGCTAACTTTATGGGCAACGCATACGGTTTCGATATGTACCTGGATCAGCAAGTGGCAGTTGCAACTTCCCAAGCCAAAAACATCGCCTTCCATCGCAACGCCATCGCTATGGTGGTACGTCCACTGCCGGTAGCTCAACCTGGACAAGGCGTATCACAAGCCACGGTATCAGAAGATGGAATGTCGGTGCGTGTTACCCGCAGCTATGACCACGATAAACTTGGTAACAAACTCACCATTGATGTACTGTATGGTGTAGCAGAGTTACGCGACAATCACGCAGTTGTTATCAGCACTACGGAGATATAATTATTATGGCAACTAAACGATTTATTGCAGTAATGTTGGGTGGGTTGTTATTTGCGGCTATAGCGCTGCTTCCCACATATGCACCTGTTAATGCAAGCCCAAATTTGGCCCCAACACCCGTCGCTAATCTCCCTGGCGATTCTGGTGCCAGTGTAGTGAACTTCCAACCCGCAACGGCACTGACATCAGATACCAATACCCGCAGCAGCTTAGACCTGAAAGACTTTGAATATGTTGATCTAAGCTATACCATTGATCACGGTACAGTTAACACCACAACATTAACCGTGCAATACTCCAATGATGGCTCAAACTGGGTTAATGGCGTGGCTTTAGTATCTAACTCCGCCGCCGATGGTAGCGACATTACACGTATTCCAATGTTCGGACGGTATATGCGGGTTAATCAGGATGTGACAAATTCCAACGCAATTACTATTACGTTAATAGGGGTGGCAAAATAATGGCAGAAGCTAAGAAAGCGGCTCCAAAGTCCACCACGCCTAAAGTTCCTAAACAAGGCCAAGACGGCGTATATTGGATTGTGAATAAGTCCGGCACGGTCCACAATTGCGACAAAGATCACGCGCGCTGGCGATTAACTCAAATTGGCTACCGTCCCGCCGAACCCGAAGAAATTGCCAAATACTTTGAACTCAAAGGCTCTCAACATTCCCGTCAACGCATCGCCAAGCCGCATAAGCAGGAAATTGAAGAAGTCTTAACTGGCCTTGATGAGTTTGATAACGAGGATTAACCGCCATCACCACCGCTACGGAATACCGTAACCAAATAGAGAAATCCCTGGCCGAAACAACCGGACACGTCTACAAAGCGCAATTCATCGAGCAAGGTTTACGGCAATCACTGGCACTATATTCCCGCCAAAATCCTACCTCCCTCATTACAACCGTAACTCTGGCCAGCGATACCCGTGAAATAGACGTGTCTGGTATCAGCGGCTTAAGGTCAGTATCGCAGGTATGGGTTCCGTATACTGCGGCTAATCCCGAAAACCCCCCACTCTGGCGGCAATTTGACCATTGGCGAGATAGTGACATTCTGTACATTATTGATTACTATCCGCAATCGGGCGACGTGGCGAGGGTATGGTACAAGGCGGCGCGGGCGTTAAGTGGCTTGGATGGCGCAGTGACTACTACCATTGACCCCGAAGACCAACCCCTTATTATCGACGGTGCGTGTGGCTTTACGATTATGGGGCAAGCCACGGCCAAGGTTGATGAGGTGTCAATTGACGCCCCCACTACCATATCAACGCAGCTAATGGAAATAGCCAAGTACAAGCTAGACGCATATTATAGTTGGCTTGGATTGTCCTCATCTGGCAATGGTGGTAACAATGGTATTCTGGGCGAGTCTGGCAACCGTGGCGTGAAGATTAAGCGGCTCATCCATTCAGACTTTTTTGAGAACGAGCCAACCTGGACGGATTTTGACTAATGAGCTTCATTCACGATGACGTTAAGACGCATTTGATAGCGAATTCTACATTCATTGATGCAGCACCTTGCCATAACCGTGTCTATGTTGACATATGGCTACCAAAAGGTTACAAATTTGATGTATCCGGCGCGGCTTTAGTCCTTACGCCCCAAGGTGGCACACCACTAGCTGGCCAAGCCGTAGACTTATCATCTATCCGGTTTCGGGCATTCAGCGACACGGTAGCAGATTCAATGTCAATAATTGAGTTACTTAATACCGAATTATTTGAACAAACTCACGCCGATAGCTCCGAACAATGGTATCCGCAATTAGTTGAAAGTGTCAGATTGTTTCGTGAAGCTGGCGGTTTATTTGTAGCAGAAGAAACATGGGATATTAGTAAGGTGAGGTGCTAGAATGGCTAAACCAGATTTACTCCAATTCGACCTGCAACTATCCCCTGACCTTGCTGAAATATCACGTGATTTATATGATGAGTTGCAACCTGCCATTATATCAGCGCACGAAGATACACTGGCTGATATTGAGGCGTTACAGGTTAAGCGGTATACACAGTCTGGCAATCCGCCTAAACCCGTTGGAAGCAGGTACCGCCGGACATTCAAGACACGGAAAAAGTCCAGAACGCAGCTATTACGGCGGCAACTCCCCGTTATAACCTCTCGATGGGAAGTCAAGGCAAAGTGGGCAAGTTACGTTATGGGATTACGTCGCCAACAGGCCCGTATACACCGCAATCGCTGGAAATCACTTGAAGTCATCTCGGAAGCTACCGAAACATTGTACAACGAACGATTGGATAAGAGGCTCGATGAAATACAAATTTGAAGCTATTAAGGATGCAACTATTCAACGTGGCTATACGCAAATTATAATTATCAATCACGAATGTATAGCCACTACTGATGAGCAAAAGCAACTAGCTATTGACAACGGTGGCGTGGAAATCATCACCAGTAATCGCAAAACAAAGAAACTCAAAGCAGTAAAGGAATAATATTATGGCAACCCAACCCCAATGGCTGAATTATTGGCGCGTGAGACGTGAGTCAGCATTTAACAGTTCTATTGTTAATTCACCAGACTGGAATGTTAGTACAGATAGTTTAGGCTGGCACAACCTCCCCCCAATGGACAGTGACGGCCTCAATGCAGAACAAGCCGTGATATTCCCATCTGGTCAATCTGGTCAACGTAGCTTGTATAATGCCATCCCCGTCGCTGGCGCATATGAATCAGCCCTTGGTACGTTAGAGATGCCAGTATACCCCGAACTCATAGACCCATTCCTGTATAATATCTTCGGCCAAGTAACCCGTACCCCAACCGCCGGAGCCGCCGCATTGTCTAGCACAGCATTTGCAAGTGTGGCCACATTGGATACACAACCAGACGGCACAGAGATGCTGAAATTCACCATATCATCCTCCACCGCTGCTAGTTCTGCCGTAATTAACATCATTCAGGACAGTGCTACGGTGGAGTCTATCAGTATTCCCGATTCTGCATCGAGTGTTGATGGTGATTATTATAGCAAGGGCGGCTATGATGGTAGCACCAATGCTATTACCTTCACTGTTTCCGGCACAGTAACAGGCGGCAATGTTGTCATAGCTGGCGTAGATTATGTCACGAATGTGTTTACACCGGTTACCACCAATGTCATACCGACGTTGCAGATCGAACAAGGTGGTAGACCAGAAGCAGGTAGCGGCAATTCAGAATTCTTCAACGGCGTAGTAGTCAGCACATCGACATTATCGTACGATAGATTAGTCACAGACGGGTTGCTAGCTTGGAGTGGGAATTTAATGGGGCGCTTCCCCGGCTCTGGCGCAACGGCTGGTACGTATAACGATGATGCGGCAGATTACTACAGACCCATTGCCGGTTGGACAGGCACCGTATCTATTGGTGGTGACAGTGGCGAGTGTGATAGGGTTGTGTCTGCTACAATTAACATAAATCCAAATAATGATCTACTAGCTGCATCTTGTGGTACACGTCAACCAAGTGAGGCCATATCAGGCCAAATGGAAGTGACGGGGAGCCTTGTCATCAGACCAGAAGATGAGACATACTGGAATGCCTTTGTGAATAACACCGTACAGGACTTGGAATTAGACTTTGTCACACCATTCTATGTTGTAGACACAACAGGCTACCAATTCAAAATCGACATATCATCTGCATATATCGAGTCATACACACGGGGGCGGCAAGGGCAAGCGCAGACCGCTACGCTAAACTTCCGTGCCATTTATAATGACGGCGATAGCGGCGCAGTGAGAATAACTACCCGTTGCAGGATGCCAGTATAAAGGAATATACATAATGAGAGACGTGCCGAATACCAGAGCAGTATTGCCGAAACCTGCCAGTGACCAAATGAGTGAAGTAGTGAAGGCATTATATAATGTACTGACACGTCACCCTGGCTCCTGGCATCAAACCAAGGACTTCTATCTCCACAACCCAACCGTGACAGGCGCAGGCCGTGATCTTGGCATCATTATGGAGAATTTGGAATTACTTGCCCACGGCGTCGATGAAAGTGAATGGCTAATGATAGGAGTTGACCCTAGATGAGTTTAGACCTTGGTTATAAAAAAACCCGCATAATTAATACCTCTGAATTGCCTGGGGTTCTAGCTGACCCGCCAATGGACGTGGAATTTATCAACTTCATCACGGTCAGAGAATCGCAGGTGATAGGCCAAATTGCCAGTACATTTAACTCAGATGAGCCTGATATACCATTGATATTGAAATTGGCTGATGAGATTATTGTGGCAGTGTACGGTATTGATGGTACACGGTATGAGTTAGGCCGTGATTGTACATTGGATGAATTGATCGCTGCTACGGAAGAACGGCTAGTGGTGGCGATTGTGGTAGGTTGGGTGCTGCTTATGGCCGCTGAAATATCCCAAGGTAAAAAAAAATATCAGATCTTGAAACAGCCATTGAATATCACAAATCGCAGAAAAACAAGCTGATGTATAAGCGGTTAATTGCACAGATACCGGAGCATCACTCTGACAATCTGCAATGGGCCGCACTGACCAGAACTGTAAACCACACTCTCCAATCTTCATACACTATAGACCAAATAGCAGCAATGGAATATCATCTATTGACTGCTATTTTATCGTATAGCAAAATGGTGCAATGATGGCAGACGTAAAACTTAACATAGTAACTAAGTTAGTCGATGACGGCTTGGAGCAGCTCGAAAAAGGACTAGGCAAACTCAAAGGCGCGGCTGGTGCTATTGGCAACGTAGCGGCTGGTGGTGCGGCTGCTATTGGGGCAACATTTGTAACCGGCGCGGTTAGTGCGGTTAATTTTGCCGATGAGACGAATGCGGCCATTACGAATCTACAAAAACAGACTGGTGCAAGTGCGTTTGAATTAGAACAGTATAAGGAAATTGCTACGGGGTTATTTGCCGGCCCCCCACCAGTAGGGGAATCTATCCGCGATGTTACCGATGCGCTTGCCCAAACTGCTAATATCACTGATCTCGAAGGCGAGGCATTGCGCGGTGCTACCAAAGACGCTACCCAACTTGCCGAAACGTTTGATAAAGACGTCACTGAGGTATTACGTGCGGCTGATAGCTTGGTACGGAATAAAGTAGCGACGGGGTTTGATGAGGCGTTTGATTTAATTGCAAAGGGGTTTACTGAGGGCGGCGATAGAGCTGATGATTTACTTGATACGCTGAATGAATATGCTCAGGATTTTGGCGATCTTGGATTCACGGCGCAAGAGACATTTAACGTAATCGAAAATGGCCTTGAAGCGGGTATATTCAATACAGACAAAATTGGTGATGCCATCAATGAAGCGTTTATCAATTTCCGTGACCCTGGCAAGCTAGACGGTATCAGTGAAATATTATCTGGCTTATCCGAAATTGATGACCAGTCACGCATTGTGGCAGATGAAATTACTAATAACTTCAATTCTTTTAATAGTGGCTCGCGTAATGGGGCGGTGGCGTTAGATGTGTTGTTAGATTCCCTTTCCCGTATTGATGAACCGATAACTCGCAATGCATTAGGGGTTGAAATATTTGGTTCTATGTGGGAGGATTTAGGCGAAAATGCGATATTAGCCTTACAATCCACAGACGAGCAATTAGATGATTTGGAAGATGGTATCAGTAACGTATCTGGTTCTATGGATGAACTCGCCGACAAGCCACAGGCATTAGAGCAGTTATGGGATTCGGCTTGGCGTAATATTCAAGTAGCAATTGAACCGCTAGGACAACAACTAATACCGCTAATATCAGATGGCTTACTTGACTTCATTGAGCTAATCAAGCGGCCTGAAATCCAAGACCTTGTAATGCAACTGGGCACTGATTTAGTCGATGCTGCAAGGGATGTATTTGATGCCTTGGGCCGAATATCCGAGGCGTTGGGGATAGTTGATGAAAACGCTAGTGGGGTTGAAGGCACGATTGGGTTGATGATAGGTACGGCAGAGGGTATCAGTACCGTAGTCGGGTTATTTGCCGATGCCGCTGATCAGGCCGCAAGTTTGGCAGACCAAGTTAGCACTATTTTTGACTTGCTATCAGAATCCGATACACCATTTCTTGATGCGCTTACGGCTGATACTAGTGGCTTACATCCGTTTAATTTGGCTCTGGATGCAGTTGGCTTGCCTTCATTTCACAGCGGCGGCGTAGTACCTGGGCCAAGGGGGGCTGATGTGCCAGCTATATTGCAGGCTGGTGAAACGGTGATACCCGCCGGGCAATCAGCAACGGGAGGCATAACCATTAACATCCAAGCCCCCGTATTCGGTGTTGATGACTTAGACCGTAAGATTGAAATGGCTGGTGACAAACTAATGCGGCAATTGGGCACTAGGTTTAATTAGTGTAATGTGATATAATGGTATGTGCATAACCATAACTCCGAAACCAGGGATAGTGGCCTGAGATACACTATCCCTGGTTTCATTTTGATTTGTAATCTGGTATAATGTAATTGAGTTGTCGTGTTGGAGCTAAGGTGTAGGCCAATACACCTTAGCTCCAAAGTATGGTATAATATAGCTGTATTACTTGCCGTGATAGCCGGGAAATGCCCCTCCTAATCATTTCCCGGCTATCACAACCCCTTTCTCTATGGCATTCAGAATAAACGGTAACGAAATAATCCACATAGAAGTAGCATCCTGGCAACGCGCCCCCCATTCCGAGACCCTAGCCCTGACTTACAACTTTAATAAACAGCGCCCCCATATGTGGACTGCATCCGTTATGACAATGGCGAACTGGAAGATCATTGATGCCTTGCGGGGGGATTATGTTACGTTGGAAACAACAGACCACACTAATCGCAATGGCACTAATATCATATATCCACGTGCCAAATTGGTTAATCTTCGCGGTTCTCACGTTGCAGAACATTATGAGGACGTAGAGATAGAATTCCAGGTTGAATTGTAATGGCAATAGATTATCAAGTAAATTCCAATCCAATAGCAGCCGTCCCGATAGCACAATGGAATCATATCCGCTCAAGTGATATTACCGACGGTAGCTACAACATATCAGACTGGTATGAGCATATTTGGATTATTGCTAAAATGCCGATGGTGGATTATGAATTTCTTGATAGCCAAGTAGGGAAGGCGTTGGTTGAAATCATCACCACGCAGCAAGATGACCCCAACACAGAAGCCACATATACCAGCGCAGTGTTGCAATCCATCGAAGGCAATCACATTGGCCTAAATATGATAAACGTGCGGGTAATATTTAAGATTGATATAGGGAGTTTGCAGTAGATGGCATTCACGGACTGGAGTACCGTACCAATAGACATAACGGTGAAGTGCGAGCTAGGCAAGCGGTGGATTCCAAGGTTCTTTTGCGATGATAGTACCACAGTTTACACCACCAAAGCACCTGTAGCCAAACTCATAATGCCACTTATTGCCTATCCTAATGAAAATATCGCCTGGGACGTGGGGGAATCTTCGCATGCGACGGGAACCATTGATGACTTCGATCTTGAATTTGGCGGCACTACTAATACTGGCGATATATCTGGTCAAGCGTTTACGTCCCCCACGGGCAATATTCAATATACCGCAGTGGGGGAGTATGAGGTAACGTTAACTGTCACGGATACACTTGGATTAGTTTCGCAACCTGCCAGGCATAAGATTAAGATTATAGATGAGAGTGATATCATTGTGGCGAGGATTTACATTGCTACCGATGATGAAGGGATGTATCGGTTTGATAATGGGGATGCCCAAATATCATCGGCCAATACGGGGCTATCCGGCGATGATTTGAACATTGTTATGGGGAGACTCAACCCTCGAA